GTCAAAGATGGAACCAACCACTCCACAGAACTCATCACCCATGCCCTATACCTCACAGGAGACCTGGAGGATGGAATGCGAGGCACGGGAATGGATTCGGATGTTCAACGACATCAAAGCCACGAAGGGCCTCGAAGCAGCATCGGGGTGGTGGGGAAACACAATATCTAATATCGAGAAAAGACGGGGCAAAGATTCAGCCGAGCAATTACGGAGAAAAATGAATGAGCTTCGTAGTATTCACCGTTGAAGGCCCACCTCAAGGCAAAGGACGACCCCGGTTCAGACGGGCTGGGAACTTCGTCACCACCTACACCGATCAGAAGACCAAGACCTACGAAGCCACGATCAAGGCCTGGGCACAGCGCGCAATGGGGTCAGCAAAGCCCCTAGAAGGGCCTGTGAGCGTTGATCTCTACATTCGGTGCTCCGTGCCCGCCTCGTTCTCCAAACGCCGCAGAGAGGCCTGCTTGATGAATGAAGAATTCCCTACAAAACGCCCGGATATAGATAACTCGGTCAAGGCGGTGTTGGATTCTATGAATGGAATAGTATATAAAGACGATATTCAAGTGGTTCGGTTATCTGCAAAAAAGGTTTATTCGTTGGTTCCTGGAATAGATATTTGTGTGGTGCAAATATGAACGCAAACGCAGCGGTGGACTTCATTATTAGAAACGCAGGGGATTACTCCAAAGCCAAAGCACAAAGGGTTTTTTTAGAGGAGTTCAGAAAGACGAAGAAAGCCCTGCTAATGAAAGACGCAATGGCGAAGTACGAAGCCGCCAATGCTCAAGAGCGAGAGGCTTATGCACACCCGGAGTACCAAGAACTCCTCAAAGGCCTGCAGGAAGCCATAGAGATTGAGGAAGAGCTGAAGTGGAAGCTGGAGGCTGCAAGGATGAGGGTAGACATCTGGAGGTCAGAGGAAGCCTCCGCACGAATGCAAGTAAGGGCCACAGAATGATCCCCAAGCAAACTTACATCCGAAGCCAAGCACTCCTTAAAGCCGTGGCGGGGCTGCAGTGTCAATGCTGTGGGCATGAGAACTCCCAAGCCGCACACTCGAACTGGTCAGGCGGGAAGGGAAAGGGAATCAAGGCTTGCGACACCCACATCGCTGCCTTATGCCTCAAGTGCCACTGGGAGATCGACCAGGGAAACAAACTGACCAAGGACGAGCGAAAGCAGAAGTGGCTTGCTGCTCATAAGCGGACGGTCCAAGAGCTTCAGAGGCAGGGAAAATGGCCTATTGACATTCCTGTTCCCGATATAGAATTCTGATACCCTTCATCGCAGTTGTCGGGTTGGGGCTTCGGCCCCTATTTTTTGGAGCACTCATGTTCACCAAAGCCAAAGCCAAAGAGATGCAGGAGTATCTCAACCGCAACAAGCGCAAGTACCACGAGACCAAACCAATGAAGGCCTACAAGATGGCTGATGAGTTTGGCAAGGGGTACGAGGCCATCGAGATGCAGAAGGTCAAGAAGAAATGAAGTGCCCCATCGCCACCCAGGACATCCATGTAAACCTCGAGAACCGCAATCACGCTTTCGAGGAGTACGGCTACGGGCCTGCAAATCCCGAGCTGGACAACGAGGAGTTCTGGGCAGAGCGAGCAGAGGAATGGAACACCTCTCCAGACAATGCAAAGACAATGCGCTGCGGGAACTGTTCGGCCTTCATTCAAACGCCTGAGATGATGGGGTGCATCATTGGCGGGATTCAGAAAGAGGAATCCGATGACGAGACCTACGCACCGGAGGTGGTGGACTCGGCAGACCTGGGATATTGCGAACTCTTCGAATTCAAGTGTGCAGCAGACCGGACCTGTTCAGCCTGGCTGACGGGTGGCCCGATCACCAAGATGACTGACAAGCGCAAGCAGATGCTTGCAATCGCTAAATACGAAGCCAGAAAGGGCGAGTATGAAAACGAAAGCGGAGAAGAAGATCTCGAAGGTGATGACTGAGTACGGCAAGGGCAAGCTCAAGAGCAGCTCAGGCCAGAAGGTCACCAATCCGAAGCAGGCAATCGCCATTGCTCTTTCCGAAGCCAAAAGGAAGAAGAAATGAAAGGCCTGTACGCAAACATCCACGCCAAGCGTGAGCGGATCGAAAAGCAAAAGGCCGCAGGCAAGACTCCTGAGCGCATGAGGAAGCCCGGAACGAAGGGTGCCCCGACTGCCGCTGCTTTCAAAGCCGCTGCTAAGACTGCAAAGAAATGATTAAGCGCGGCAAAGAGTCTTTCCAGGGCTACAACAAGCCCAAGCGGACACCAGGCCATCCCACTAAGAGCCATGCAGTCCTGGCAAAGAGTGGGGATGAGGTCAAGCTGATCCGCTTTGGTCAGCAGGGTGTAAGCGGAAGCCCGAAGAAGGAAGGCGAGTCAGAAGCCGACAGGAAGCGAAGGGAGTCCTTCAAAGCCCGCCACGCCGAGAACATCCAAAAAGGAAAGATGAGCGCCGCTTACTGGGCAAATAAGGTAAAGTGGTAAGTTAGATTAACTACCGATGGCCCGAAAGGAATCGGATTGAAACCTCAAATCGAAACGCTGGACATTAACTCGCTCATTCCATACGCGAGGAACGCCAGAACACACTCAGAAGCCCAGATCGCCCAGATCGCAGGTTCCATCAAGGAATTCGGCTTCACCAATCCCATCCTGATCGACAAGGACAACGGGATCATCGCTGGTCATGGCCGAGTGGCAGCAGCGAGAAAGTTAAACCTCACTGAAGTACCCTGCATCCGTCTAGAGCATCTCTCAGAGACTCAGCGGAAGGCTTATATCCTGGCAGACAACAGGATCGCTCTTAACTCTGGTTGGGAGGTCGAACTCTTATCCACAGAGCTGGAAGAGCTGAAGGACTTAGGAATTAACCTTGAGAGCCTGGGTTTTGACTCAGAAGAGATTGACGCTCTCCTAAATAAGATTGAACCCACCGCAGGACTTACGGACGAGGACGAAGCCCCAGAGGTTCAAGAGCAGGCTGTTACTAAACATGGGGATATCTGGGTGATGGGCAACCATCGGCTTATGTGCGGGGACTCCACGAGCATTGATGCTGTGGATAAGCTGATGGCCGGTCAGAAGGCCGACATGGTGTTCACCGATCCTCCGTATGGAATCGCGCACAGCGGCAAAGGCATTACAGCTAATGGGGTAAAGGGGAACGATTTTGGGCAGATCATGGGCGACGAGGATGTCTCTGTCGCTATTGACGCGTTCGCTCTATGTCGCAACGAGTGGCCCGACGCTGTGACGATCTTCTGGGGCGCTAACTATTACCCGAGCGCACTTCCTGACGGGCACGGTTGGATCGTTTGGGATAAGCAACGAGAAGGCGACACATTCTCTGGCGCAGAGCTTGCATTCGTAAATGCAGGGGTTCGTGTCGATGTCTTTAGGCATATGTGGCACGGGATGGTTAAGGCATCCGAGCACGGCAAGGCCAGGGTGCATCCAACGCAAAAACCGATAGCCCTTGCCGAGTGGTGCTTCGATAGGTATTGCGCCGATGGCCGGATCATCGTTGACCTGTTCGGCGGCTCAGGGTCAACCCTAATCGCAGCAGAGAAGAACGGACGCATCGCTAGATTGATGGAGCTTGACCCAAAGTATTGCGATGTCATAGTAAAACGCTGGCAAGACTTCACAGGCAAGCAAGCAACACTAGAGGCAACAGGCCAAACCTATAGCGAGCTTACGGAACTTTCGGGATTACAAAATGCATAAGACTTCAGGGCAAGGCGTAGCCCATAAGCCAAATGATGAAAACCGAAAGGTCGTAAAGATGCTGAGTGCGGTAGGCACTAGGCATGAGGACATCGCTTCCAAGCTGGAAATCACCGACGACACCCTTCGAAAGCATTACAGGAAAGAACTGGACGAGGGCCGGATTGAAGCTAATGCTTCTGTGGCGCAGACTCTGTATCAGCAAGCCAAGAACGGAAACACCACGGCAGCGATCTTCTGGCTCAAGACTCGGGCACAGTGGCGGGAGAACGACCGCCTGGAGGTTACTGGCGCTGATGGTGCGCCGATGCAGATGGTTGTCTCATGGGCAAGCGAGAAATCATAATTCCCTACGCTCCTAGAGAGCCGCAGCTCGCCATCCATAAGATGATGGCCGAGAAACGCTTTTCGGTAGTAGTGGCTCACCGAAGAATGGGAAAGACAGTCGCTGCCCTGAACCACATCATCAAGGAAGCAATCCAGAACCAGAAGGAAGCACCACGGTACGCTTACATCGCCCCGACTTATGGGCAGGCAAAGCGGGTGGCGTGGGACTATCTCCTAAAGTACACAATGCCTCTACAGGCGACCCCGAACATCTCGGAGCTTAGGACCGACTTTTGGGGCCGCAGAATCCAGCTTTACGGCTCAGACAACCCTGATTCACTCCGAGGCCAATACTTTGACGGCGTGATTCTGGACGAGATCGGTGACCAAGACCCCAAGATTTGGACCGACATCATCCGACCCGCACTCTCGGACCGGCTGGGCTGGGCACTGTTCCTCGGTACTCCGAAGGGAAACAACCACTTCAAGGCTCTGAGGGACCAGGCCGAGGACGAAGAGGACTGGGGGCTGCTGGAGTTCAAGGCCAGCCAGACCAAGCTCATAGACGAGAACGAACTCAAAGCCGCCCGTAAGGAGATGGGCGAGGACAAATACAACCAAGAGTTCGAGTGCTCCTTCAACGCTGCGGTGGAGGGGTCTTACTACGGCTCGCTGATAAACGACCTTGAAGAAAAGGGCCGTTTGTGTCACATTGACCGGGACGATCTCTGTAGGACTTACACGGCTTGGGACTTAGGTGTTTCTGATTCGACTGCTATCTGGGTGATCCAAGCGGTAAATCAGGAATACAGAGTGCTAGATTTCGTGGAAAATCACGGGGTCGGATTGGATTGGTATGTCAACTGGATTCGAGAGAACAAGTGGCATACCGCCGAGCACATCCTCCCTCACGATGTGGAGGTCAGGGAACTCGGCACGGGACGCAGCCGCAAGGAAATGCTCCAAGAGGCTGGCCTACAGATCACTGTCGCACCGAGACTTTCGGTAGCAGACGGGATTCAGGCAGTCAGGCGCATCTTGCCCAAGTGCTGGTTCAATGTCCCTCAAGTACGACTAGGGTTGGACGCACTTCGCAACTATCGAAGAGAGTTTGACGAGAAGCGGAATGTCTTTTACGACAAGCCACTTCACGACTGGGCCAGCCACGCATCGGATGCTTTCCGGTACTTGGCTGTTGGAATGAGCGAGACTTCCCAATGGGATAAGCCGCTCAGAGCTAATACTCGATGGATAGTGTGATGTGGATCTCAACCCAAGGAAATCTCCCGCAGCGGATAGCTGAACTTGAACGCCGCATCAAGGCGTTAGAGGAACTGTATGAACGAGAACGCGCTGAAAGCACAACTCGAGGCCGAAATAGACGGAGCAATCGGCTATCTCCAGACGGAGACAACCGAACAACGCACGAGGGCGCTGGAGTATTACCTTCGCTATCCATACGGGAATGAGGTCGAGGGCCGCTCCCAGATCGTCACGGGAGAGGTCGCCGAGGTCATTGATGGGGCGCTTCCTCAGCTAATCCGTATCTTCACCGCATCCGATGATGTGGTGAGGTTTGAGCCTGTTTCTCCTGGCGATGAGCGCGGAGCCAAGCAAGCAACCGATTACGCGAACTGGGTGTTCTACAAGGACAACCGTGGGTTTGCGATCATGCACGACTGGTTCAAGGACGCACTCCTTGAGAAGGTAGGAGTCATCAAGGCTTACTGGGATGATTCAGTCTCGGTTATCAAAGAGACCTATGAGGGTCTGAGTGATGATGAGCTGGTGATGCTGATGGCAGACCAGACGCAAGAGATCATCGCCCAAGACACGGTGAGTTATCAGGTATTCGATCCCAACGGTCAGCCCATGATCGGCCCGGACGGAATGCCGATGATGAACACGACTCACACCGTTCAGGTCAAGAAGAAGAACAAGGTCGGCTCGGTCAAGATCGTCAATGTCCCGCCCGAGGAGTTCTTGATCTCCAAGCACGCTCGGACGATTGAGGACTCTCCCTTTACGGCTCACCGCCGTCTGATCCCGCGCTCTGATCTGGTTGCGATGGGATTTGATTGGGAGACCGTCCAGAACCTTCCGACTTACGATGATCTGTCATTCAGCCCTGAGCGAGTGGCACGATTCTCTGAAGGCGAGCAGCCATCTGAACAGGAGTCCTACGACCCTTCCATGCAGGAGGTCGAGGTATACGAGTGCTATGTCCGCGCAGACATGGACAACGATGGCCTAGCCGAACTTCTGCAGGTCTGGTACGCAGGGTCCAAGATCCTTGAGATGACGGAGACGGATTACATCCCGTTCCATGCGATCTGCCCGATTCCGGTTCCGCATAAGTTCTATGGTCTGTCTCTCGCAGACAAGACGATGGACATCCAGCTCCAGAAGTCCACGATCACTCGGCAGATGTTGGATAACCTGTATCTGACGAACAATGCTCGAGTGGGTGCCGTGGAGGGCCAGGTCAATCTGGACGATCTCTCGACCATGACTCCTGGCGGGATTGTTCGGATGAAGAACCCGAATGCGGTGGTTCCGATGTCCGTGCAGCCGGTGGCTCAACAGGCCTTCCCGATGTTGGAGTATCTGGATCAAGTCCAAGCCAAGCGGACAGGTGTTTCTGACGCAAGCCAAGGTCTGGACCCGAACATCCTTCAGAATGTCACGGCCACTGCGGTTGCTGCATTCCAGAGCTCCTCATCAGGCAAGCTGGAACTCATCGCTCGGATCTTTGCTGAGACGGGTGTTAAGTCTCTGTTCAAGGGAATCTTGCATCTTCTCTGTAAATACCAAGACAAGCCACGCCTGATTCGGATGCGCGGCGAGTATGTGCCGATGGACCCCCGTGAGTGGTCCAACCAGTACGATGTGAGCATCTCTGTCGGGTTGGGAACGGGAAACCGTCAAGAGCAGATGGCTATGCTTGCGATGATCCTCGATAAGCAAGAGAAGATCCTGCAGCAGTTTGGACCGGCTAATCCGCTTGTGTCTGTGGCTCAGTACCGCGAGACTCTTGGCAGGATGATTGAGGCAGCAGGGTTCAAGGACTCGGCAACCTTCTTCAAGCCGATTACTCCTGAGATTGACCAGGCTCTCAGCAATCCTCCTCCGCAGCAACAGCAGCCCGATCCCGCCATCCAAGCGATGATGATGCAGGCCCAGGCTCAACTTGAGATTGACCGCCAGAAGGCATTAGCGGATATTCAAGCCAAGCGCGAGAAGGCTGCTGCAGAGATCCAACTGGCACGAGAGAAGGCTGCGGCTGAACTAGAGCTGAAGCGTCAAGAGTTCGAGGCCGAGGTCCAACTCAAAGCAGCCAAGCTCGGCGCAGGCATTTCCTCCAATGTAGAGATTCCGGGGTAAATCATGGCACTTTTGGACACTGGATATCGTACTCTTGAGAGCGAATACGAGAGCCTCCTCGCTCCGACACAGGCCCGTCCTAAAGCGGTGCTGTTTGGTGATTCAATGAGTGAATATGTCGGCTATAACGCCGATGGTACTCCGAACACCAAGTATGGGAACTCAATCGCTGATGTGATCGGAAACAATCTCGGTATCGGCGTGGAGAACCTTGCAACTGGTGGCGAGACCTCTAACGAGGCATTGGCCGGTGGTTCTAAGTTCGGTGCGTTTGCTGATTACATCGCCCAGAACCGTCCTGAGTACGCGATCATTCGGTATGGCGCCGCAGACGCAATCAAGAACCAAGATCCCAATATCACTCTGCAGTCAGTCCAGCAGATGGTGGATATTGCCCGTGCAAACGGGGTCACGCCGATCATCGTTGGCGTAAGTGAGCTGTACGGCGCACAGAACTCCAAGACCGGGAATATCGCTGGATACATTGATCCTGGCGCAGAACAACGAGCCAATGCCATCAATGCTGGCTTGGCGCAACTTGCCGCAAATAACGGTCTGGCCTTCACGGATGTGCGCTCTGCTGTTTCGGCGGGGAAGGGCGATCTGTTAGACGGTGTTCATACCAATGCTGACTTCGGGAAGAAGATGGCTGATGCCATTTCCGAGAGCATCGTTGAGCAGGGAGCCATTCAAGGCGCGAATGTCCCGCAACTCCCTCCAAATGTTGACGCTCTGTCAAACGAAGAAAAGGGCAGGCTGTACAACCAATTTATCGAGCAGGGATACTCTGATGCCCAGATTCGCACCGCTGCAAAGGCAGAAAGCGATCAGGACTGGAACGCTCTAAGGCAAATCGCCGCAAGCGTTAAGAACACCACTCCCGCAACGATTGAGCGCCGTGCTGCGCTAGAGACTGCTCCGCCTCAAGAACCGGCCGCAACAGACATAAGCCAAGCAACTATCGCAGCCACTCCAGGGGGAGCTCCGATTGATTTTTCTTCATTACCTTTTGAATTTGTTCAAGAAGAATCTGGTGGTCAGTACCTGCCTATTGATTTGGGCAGTGGTCAACAAGTCTTCAAAACCGCCAGTGGCTATGAGATTTCCGGTCCTTCGGGAGGGTCAATTTATGACTCTGAGGGAAATCTTGTAAACACTTATGAGAGAACCGGATCGAAAACAGGAATCATTAGGGACACTGCTGGCAATGTGGTCGGCAGCATAGACTCTAGCAGCCGTCTAAATCAGGCTTTGGGTAGCGTTTTTGATCCGCTTGCCCCCGCAATTCCTGCTGTTTTGGGTTCTTTGGTTTTGGGGCCAGCTGGCGCGGGGCTGTTGAGTGCTCCAACGGCTGCCGCAGTTGCTTCTGGTGGGAACACGCTGCTCCAAGGTGGATCTGTAGAGGACGCTCTGAAGGCCGCAGCTTTGGCAGGAATCACGGCTTATGGCTTGGACTATATGACCGCATCTCCTGAACTGCTTGAAGCTCGTCAACTTGCTTCATCTGGAATGTCAGAAGAGGCAATCGTTGACACGCTCATCAGCCGAGGTGTGAGCACGAATGCAGCTATCGAAGCCGCATCAAATGCAACCGGCCTTCCCGCCGCTGGTGCCAATCGAGGACTGGAGTTTGTCTCTACT